ATGGCCGGAGATCGCTACCTCACCAAGCGCAGCGGCATCTTCTATTTTCAGATGGCAGTGCCGGATTACGTCCGGCCTCATGTGGCGGGCAAGCGTCTTTGGCGCCACAGCCTGCGCACTGGCGACGTGCGTGAAGCGGGTGTGCGCGCCCGCCCCTTCATCGACTATTACACCGACATATGCGACCGCTACCGCCCGATCCCGGTCGAGAAGCAAGCCGAAGTCACGGCGATGATGGGCGCCCTTGGATTCGACCGCAAGGACGGTCGCCCTTGGGACGCATACAACATCAACGATGCTAAGGCAGTGCTAGAAGCGGAAATGGCTAAGGCGCTGGCGGACTTCCGAACGAAGCTCGCCGCCCTCACGGAACAGGTGGGGCAAGCGGACGCTGAAGCGTTGATGCGTGACGGTAGTGTCGGGCAGGAATTCCAGCGGCAACAACACCTAATCCTATCCGCCCTCGCGGGGGTGGATATCGTCGCTGCTGAATTACGTGGAGAGACACCGCAAGAGCCTGTGGAGAGCGCCGAGCCGGTCAAGACGCTGTACGACCTGTGCGACCGTTGGGCGCTGGGTGACGTTGTGGAGCTAACTGTCTCCGAGATGAAAACCACCATCCGACGCTTCTATGAAGTTGTGGGCGAGAAGGACATTCGCCACATCACCACAGACGACGTATGGACCTTCTTCTATGCCGTACAGGACATGCCGCGTCACATGAATGAGCAGATGCGCGCGCTCCCCCTCCCTGCCCTACTGAAGTCGTTGGAGGGGCAGGAATACGAGCGGGTATCAACCCGCACCCTGAACAAGCGGATCAGCAATATCCGCACGCTGTTGGGCGTTGACAAGCGGCTTGTTCCCGTGAACCCCGCCGACCCCGTGAAGGTCGAAAAGGGCAAGGCGATGAAGCGGCTTTCGTTCGACCGCGACGACTTCACGGCGATGATGAGCGTTGCCCCGTTCGCCACGAACCAACGCAACCACAAGCTCTTTTGGCCGGTGCTGTTGGGCATGTTCACGGGCGCCCGGATCGGGGAAATAGCATCTCTTCGTGCGGGTGACATTAAGCAGGAAGCGGGCCACTGGTATATTGATCTACTGGACGACCCCGATAGCGGACGCCGATTCAAGACGGATGCAAGCCGGCGCCACGTTCCCATTCACCCCGAGTTGGCCCGTATGGGCTTCGTTGATTGGGCGCGTAAGCAGAAGGGCCAACTGTTCCCCACCTTCAAGCCCTACCAGGGCAAGCATGGACATTATCTGTCCAAGGATTTCGGGCGGTGGCTGCGCGGCACTGCGGGTATCACCGACCCGCGCAAGGTCTTCCATAGCTTCCGCCACAAGATGAAGGACGCCCTGCGCGCCGCTGAGGTACCCGACACGCTGCAAGAGGCGATCCTTGGGCATGAGGGCCGCACGGTGGGCGACGGCTACGGCGATGGCTATGAAATCCCCACGAAAGCCGCCGCAATGGCTCGTGTCCGTATCCCCGTCACCCTGCCCGCCTAAACAAACATAGAGCCGCCCCGCGCGGCTCTTTTTCTTTATCTGCTGTAACGTTTTTTGACGTCTGTAACGTAAAACGACGACGTACTGTAACGTTTTTTGACTACAGCCTAAGTCTAGTCTTCTCTATGACTTCTGGAACCTTGATTATCTTCTTTATCGGCGGCAAAGTACCTCCATCGAACGGGCCGCAGGGGCACCGGACACAGAAGGGAATTAAGCCGATGATGATGATTACTCAGACCGAGGCCGCGCAGCACATGGCGGCGATCCAAAACGCAATGGGCCGTGGCGATGCAGAGGAAGCCATGCAGCACGCTTGGGCGCTGTGGCACGTCCTGAGAGACGAGCGGGACGAACTGTGGACTGATGAGCCGGTGACGGCCGCTGTGGGTGCGCCGATCTTCTAAATCGGTTGTCGCAGGTTCGAGCCCTGCCGCACTCACCAAAAACGACAAAGGCGCGTCCCCATCTAGGGATGCGCCTTTTGCATATCAGCCATGCAAAAAAAGGGTAGACGCAGGAGGGTCTACCTCTTGCGTTCGATGGTATCCAGTGTTATATCTGTCAGGTTTGCGCAACACCGGCAATTTGCCACCAACTGCAAGCGCAAACTATGATGTGTTGTTAATCGATTTGTGGAGCACCGATCAAGTGGAAAAAGGGATTAGCCTCCTAGCGGCCTCGCGCCGGTTCCGTATGCCGTTCAGCTATCGAACGCTGGTCCGTCGGGTAGAGGATGGGCATTGCCCCGTCGCCTACCGGATCGGCAAGCGGTATCTCGTTCGGCCAACTGAGTTCCAAGCGTGGCTGCGTTCGCAGCGCGCATAAAAAAATCCGGTTCCGTGTGGCGCGGAACCGGAGCAAGGCAGTACAGCTAATCCTCTCTATCTCAGACACGAATATAGAGCCATAAGGCCGCCGTGTCAAAACCTTAAAGCTGTATTCGCCTTGCTTGATGGTCGCCACGATCATTCATGCGAGGTTTACTAGTGTTTGAAATCTATGAAGACGCGTGCCTGAGCGGCACCTACACCAACCGCTTCAACGGTTATTACGACATTGATACGCAGGCAGCCGCCGACGTTGAAGCATGGCTGCCGGCTGTGATCCTGTCCGCCGAGAACGTGACCCGCAACATCCTAGAGGGCGGGACGTGGTATCTGGATCAACGGCACGTCCACGACGATGAGCAGCCCCGGTACTGGCTGATTCAGCAGGATGGGCACATCGTCACTGGCACCGACGACGACGGCGCCGACGAGCGCGCTATCGGGCCGGTGGAGTTTGTGGCGCAGGTGTGTCGAGAGAGCGCATCGGCAGCCGCCCGACGGGTTGCGATGCTGCTTTGCGGCGAGGGCTCCGAACGCCGCAAGACATGGGACGAGTTGGTGGAGATAAACGCGCGGGCGAAAGCCCGCGCAAAGGATAGCGCCCTTGCCCGGATCGGGCAACTTGAGCGCGGCCCGGTTGACCAGGAGCCTTCCCCACTCGATGTTGACGGGGTGCTGGCCGACTTCATCCATTACACGACCAGCACGGCCGAATACCCCCGCCCGGAATTGGCGCTAGGCGCTGGTATCGCCATGCTTGGGACCGTCATGGGGCGTAAGGTGGTGGGTCCGACCGGGCTTGGCACAAACATCTATGCCGTCGGCATCGCGCCGTCATCGGCTGGTAAGGATCACGCGCTGAGCACTGTTGACCAGCTTCTAGGGGACGCTGATCTTGGGCACCTTCTGCCGTGCTCCGACTTCACGAGCGACAGCGCCGTTGAAGCCGCGCTTCAAAAGCAACCCGCGATGCTGGCGCAGATGGATGAGATCGGTCATATCCTGCGCGTGCTCAACAAGCCGCAAACGGCTTCACACGAAGACCGGCTTTCCATGTGCCTGATGCGCCTGTTCACCTCCACACACAAAACCTATCGCGGCAAGGCGTGGGCTCCGTCGTCTGGTATGGAGCCCGTTGTCATTGAACGCCCTTCCCTTTCCATCCACGGCGTGACGACGCCGACGAAGTTCTTTGAAGCGATGGGGATTGGCAACGTCGCAACAGGCGACCTTCCGCGTTGGCTGATGTTCATGCCCGAGTCTATGGAGAAGCACCGGAACCGCCGCAAGGCGGATATGTTCGACAACAGCCAAATCACCAACCGCTTGAAGGCGATGCACGACCACCTCACAGACAAAGGTGGTTTGGCGGCTCTTGGCGGCGCTGGCGTGCGCCCTCAGCCGGTTCGCGTGGAGTGGGGTAGCGACGTTGCGGAAGACGTGTATGAGGCTTTCCGGGACGAGTGCGATGACCGATACAACGAGAACCCCAACGACCCCATGAACGCGATTGTTGGGCGCTATGCCGAGCACGCTGTCAAGATGGCGACCATTCGGGCTGTAGCGCGGGACTGGCACGCTTTGGCCGTAACGGCGGATGACATGCGGTGGGGCATTGCGGTTGCCCGCTGGTGCGGTCGCGTGATGATCGACCAGATCAAGCAGCACACAAAAGACAGCGACGACAAGCTGATGGATATGGTTGCTGACGCGATCCGCGAGGCTGGTCGCATCACGAAGTCGGACCTGACATATAAGATGAAGGGCAAGGTGAAGGCGCGGCAGATTGACGCGATCATCAATGACCTGAGCGAGATGGACGTCATAGCCCGAATGCACGTCGCCAGTGGAGCGGGCCGGAAGCCGCAGGTGTACGAGTGGACGGGCCGGAATTGGGTCCACTGACGGACTTCTTTCCATCCTTCCATGACGCACGGGAAAGAAGTCATGGCTTGAAAGCCGCAGAAACCAAGGGTTTCAGACTTCTTTCCATTTCTTCCATTCTTTCCCTGGGGTACTCTCTGATTTTGTTGTTAGTGACATTATGAAGAGAGAGGGTACTAGGGAAAGAATGGAAAGAAGGAAGGAATAGAGGGCTCCCACCCGATTACCAGCGGCCCACCGCAACCCGATAAACTGACCATCCATATTCATTCAAGGATTACCGACCATGACCAACGAACAGAACGCCCGCATCCTCCACCTACTGACTATCGCGGCCGACAACGCTGGAGAGGACCAGCGCGACCCCGTGGTGATCCTGGATCGCATGGAGGCCGTGGAGCGGCTGCGGCTGGATGAGCGCACCGTGACGCTGATTGAAGCGTGGTACGGCGTCAATGACACCTGGGCGGCCCCGGCTGACGTTGTGGGGGGTATTGGTGCGTTGCGCGACGAACAGAACGCCCGACGGGAGCGGCGCGCGGCTGAGGCTGCGAAGAAGCCCGCGAGGAAGCTGCGGACGATTGCTTGAACGCTTCACGCGAATCAGTCACAGTTACCGCCGCTAACCTTTACAAGGGGATGGTTATGGAAGATTTGAAAGTTGGACAGATTGCGGTCGCCACGGTTCCGGTGGACACGATGGTTGACGGCCTGACCGTCCACGTCACAACGGCAATGCGCCCTCTTGGGCCTGACGATTGGGTCTTGATCCACAAGCCTGACGGCTCCAATGCGTCGTTCTTCCTTGAGAAAAAGACTGACCGGGGCATCACGTTCTTTTGGCACGGCCTGCGGTTCTATCTCGTTCACGACGGCGGAAGCGTCTACCACGTCGAGATGGAAGACCACCACAAGGACATTCTAGCGATCCATGCAGAGCATGGGCTAAAGAACGCGATCTAGAGCGCGAAGGGCGGGCCTGATGGTCCGCCTTTTTCGTTAGTAAGACTGATGCGTTACGTAACGTAAGCCGGTCCTTCGGGGCCGGCTTATTTCGTACTTATATCGAACCGATATATGGTCGGAGGACCAACGCGCCCCTTATCTGACCAGTTGGTCAGTTAATTGTGTGCAACGCTTCGCCTTCCGGTTGTTGAATGAAACCAAGTAAAAATCAGGCGCCGAATAAAGTGTACATCCAAGTATAACAGCGGCTTTCACTTCGATGCGCACACAGTGCGGTTTTTTGACTTAAAATCGGGCTGTTTTTTGTCCGATAACATACATTAGGCATAGTAGGGGCCTGATTCTAGGCGTTTTTTCCCGCACACATTAGTTGCAGCGCCCCCTAATCGTCTAGCCTGAAAATACGATAGAGATACCCCAAAGATACCCCACCGATAGCCTAATAGCAGGGCAACGGCGGGGCGCTAATGAAGGCTAGATATAGTGCCGATTGAAAAGACAACGGAATATCTTGCGCCGCGTGACTTCCTCCGCGCTCCGAGCAACCCGCTCGTTATTTCAGGAAAGCTAATAGACGGGCGCAAAGGCGAGGCGATTACATACCGCCATATGTGCGCAAGTCTTGTCGAAGACTTGGGTGGGGAGGTATCGAGCGCGCAAGCGGCCCTAATCCGCCGTGCGGCAACCCTTATGATGATGGCCGAAAAGTACGAACACCGCTTCCTGGCCGGCGAGGATGTGGACGTAGAACGCTATCACCGGGTTATCACGCCCCTCGCGAAGCTATTAAATATGCTGGGCTTGCGCGCTGCCAAGCGCGACGGCTCCACCGCAAAGGTTATCGACGCCGATCCTTGGGCCAGCCACGTCACGGGGGCCGATGATGCGTGATCCGCTGGCAATGGCGTATCTCCGCTACGTCGCCCGTCTCGACGGCATGGCGGCAGGCATGGCGCAACGGCTGGGCCGGGAGATTGACCGCGCGATCAACGACATCACAGCCGACATTGCGCGCCGGTCGGAGCCGGATGCGCCCTGGACCTTCGCCCACCTTCAGCGCGTCCGTGACCAACTCCTAGCCTTCCGTCAAGCCCTCGCAGAGAAGGCCGGCGAGGAAGTCACGACGGCCCGCCTAGCGGTGGCTGAGACGGTCCAGCCTGCCCTTGCGGCGGGCGCCTTGGCCGTGGGCGCGGAGTGGGAGAACATCCCCGTGGAGAGCCTTCTAAACGTCACTGATGCGCCTTACCGGGGCAAGACCTGGCAGGCGTGGGGGCAGGCCCTAGCCGACGATACCGCGTCCGCCGTGCTGGAAGAGATGCGGCAGTCGGTGGCGATGGGCGAGAGCGTGGGCAAGGCCACCACGCGGCTACAGCAAGCCGGGATCGCGCGCAAGGCCAGCGCCGAGGCCCTGGCCCGAACAATCTTCAACGACGCGGCCAGCCGCACGGCGTTGGAGACGATGAAGCGCAACCGGCGCGTGGTGGCGAAGGTGGTCTTCTCCGCCGTGATGGACGGCCGCACATCACTGCGCTGCGCCTCCTACTCGGGCCGTGAGTTCGACTTTGACGACCCTGAACTTGCCAACGCGAGACCGCCTTTGCACCCGCGTTGCAGGTCCGTCTTACTGCCGCGCACCGTCAGCATGGAATCGCTGACAGGCGAGCGTGGGCGGGCGTATGACCAGCGGCAGGCGGCAACGTCTACCCGGCCTGTGGTGATGGACAAGCGGCCCGTGAAGGACATCCCGAAGGACATCCGGCCCAACGTGATCCGACAGGTTCCCGCCGACTGGACGTTCAACGACTTCCTGAATGACGCAGGCGACGACTTCGCGCGCGAATACCTGGGTGATGCCCGGTTCCGGGCATGGAAGGCCGGCGTGCCGCTGAATGAGATGGCCCGGTATGACCGCGAGCTAACCATTGATGAGCTACGGGCTCTCTATCCTGACAAGGTGACGACATGACCGAAGAATTACGCGCCAAGTTCAACGCATTGATTAAAAAGATGGAAGCCACCGCGAATGACTACCGCCAGAAAGCCGAAGACCACGAAGACCGCAGCGCCGAAGAAACTTCGGCCTATTGAGGAATACCGCGACGGCGCCAAGGGTTTCTTTCGTTGGCTTGAAGACTTTGAACCCGTCTTCTTGGACGAAAACCGCAAGTATGTGACGTTCAAGGTCTGGGATCGTATTCGACCGGACGTAGAAGAGGCGATCAACGGCGATTACCGGACGATCTGTTGGATTTTCCCGCGCCGTCACGGTAAGACGCTGATTAGCGCGCTGTATATCTGCTGGCGCTTTACGGTGTTCCAAAACGAAGACATCGGTATCGTCGCGCAGTCTGAAAAACAATCAGTTGATACAGCCTTTAGACTTGTCCGGGACTGTCTAACCCATACGCCTGCCTTCGGTAGATTTAACATCACTGTTAATCGGGATAGAATCGAATACGGCGCACTCGGAAACGTTATTCAGGGTTACGCGAACAACCCGACTACGTTACTTGGCAAGTCCATGACGGTTGCGCAGTGTTCGGAGCTACACAAGGCGCGGAACACTGAGACGTTCTCGACGCTGAAGGGCAACCTCATGGACACCCGCAACGGCGTCCTACTGGTGGACTCTACCCCCGGCTCGAAGGTGGGGCCGCTGGGGCTGATCTATGAGAGTTGGCAGGCCTGCGACGACGAAAGCCTGTTCGTCAGCCATGTCAGCTACACCGACGTTGACGACGCGGTGAAGAACTCCCCGCCGTGGGTGAACACAGGCGACCTTCGCATCCTTCAGCGGACGATGCTCCCCGGACACTTCAGGGCCGAACACCTGGGGCAGTTCTCGGATGGCGACGACATGCTGTTCCCCGAGGAAGTCATTTCCCGGTGCCGCGACGTGTACCCGCTGGACGTTCAGAAACTCGCCAACGGGCGCCCGGTCGTCGTCGGTGGTGGTTTGGACCGGGCCAAGCCCTTCTCCATCTACGGCAAGGATTCCACCTGTACCGCGTGCGTGGCTATGCTCCAGATTGATGAGGACACGCATTATTACGTCATGGATCAGCGCGACATCCGGTTCAGTCGCGGCGACGGTATTAAGGCGGCATTCGTGGAGTACGCCAAGACCTTCGGCATGAAGCACCTATGTATTGAGGATGCTAACACTTCGGATATTATCGAATGGGCGAATCAACAGGTAGGGTTTGACTGCGAAGGCGTCTCGCCAACACCGGGCCGACAGTCAACAGTGTTTACCGAGATGTATCTTGCAGCGTCGGAAGGCCGGCTTCACATCCACCCGAAGTTTGATAAGATTTTCCGGGAGATGGCGACGTTCACGGTCAACAGCGACCGGGAAATGCCGAAGTTTGAACACGCCCCCGGCAAGCATGATGATAGTCTTTATGCCTTGGGATGGGCGATCTACTCTTTGCGTGAGCAAGTCTTGCCTGCCTATAGCGTCGGCGGCATTAACTGCACTGAACGAAGCCCGGCGGTAAAGTTTTGCGTTCTCAACGGCGGTACTTTTCAGCCGCATTGCGCGGAAGACTGCCGATCCTTTCAACGGATCTGGCGTCTGTACGATCTTTACAAAGACAAGTCCGGTTGTGCGCCGATGAAATTTGAAGACTTCTTTAAGTACAAGGTTGTGAACACCGGCCCGCATTCAATGCCTCGCTAATTATTAATCAGCACAAACAAAGCGTTAACATCATGGCTAGTTCCGTGACTATGGACTAGCCATGATTTTTTCAAAGACTGAACCAGCGCAATTTCTTGACATCGTGCGCGCGTCTTCCGAACGCAAGGAAGAAGCGGTGCGGCGTCTCGACTATTACCACGACGATCAGTTTGACGACCTTTTTCAAATGATCGCCAAAAAATGGGTGATGGATAAGGGCGATGTGTTCCCGCTTGTGACGGTGAACCTTGTCAAAAAAATCGTCAATAAGCTGGCGTCGGTCTATCAGGACTGGCCCACCCGTACCTTCTCCGCTTCGGAAGATACTTGCGCCGACGCCTACCGGCATATGAAGGCCAACCGCGAGCTTAAGAAGGCGTCTCGCCTGACGAAACTCTTGAAGGCCGGCGCCCTCCAGGTCTGGCACGACGGCACCGGCCCGCGCCTGTCCTACGTCGGGCCGCAGATCCTCGATGTGGTCCACGACGGCGACCCGGAACGCCCGACCCGAATCATCGTCACGCACAAGGCCGCGCGGGCGGAGCACGTCGAATACTCCGACTGGACCGCCGACACCTACACCCGCCGCGACTACATGGGCCGTCCGATCCCGGTTGAGGGCAATGAGAGCGGCGTCAACCCGTATGGAATGCTGCCCTTCGTGGGCCTATGGGATCGCGCGCCGGATGACGAGTTCTTTATTCCGGGCGGTGCCGACCTGATCGGCGCCCAAGATCACGTCAACCTAATCCTGTCCAACCTGGGCCGCGCCCTCGAATGGCAGTCGCATGGTCAAGCCGTGCTGATCGGTGGCACGGGTGACGAGGATGTTGCGGTCGGCCCGTCCAGCGTGATCCGGCTCCCCACCGGCTCCGATCTGAAGTTCGAGCAGCCCAAAACCCCGGTCTCCGAAGTGCTGGCCGAAGTCGAGTTCATCATCCGCCAGACGGCGATTATGAACGGGCTGTCGGCCGACGTGTTCCGCCTTGATAGCAAGGCCGAAAGCGGCGCGGCGAAGATGGCCGAACGCATGGACCTGGCGGAAGCCCGGCGCGATGACGTGGACCTGTGGCGCGATTACGAGACCGCGCTATTCGACGTGGTGAAAGCCGTCGTCAACGTCCACGCCCCCGGCTCAATCCGCGAAGACGCGGAAATCTCTGTTGATTTTGCTGATGTGTCTGATCCCGCAGCGGACGCCGAGTGGTTGAAGGCTGCGCAGATGCGCATGGCGATGGGCCTATGGTCGCCCGTTGACGCGCTGATGGATCAGAACCCCGATATTACGGACCGCGAAGACGCGGTGCGTATTCTCCAGGAGAAGCAGCGCGAAGGCGCAATGATCTCCGAAAACTCTTCTAACTTTGGTGCTGTCTAAATGTCTGAAGATACCTCGGTTCCGGCGTCCGATAACGCTGACGTTACTCTCGCCCCGGAAGGCGATACTTCCGCTGATAAGACAAGCCACATGATCCCCAAGTCGCGCCTTGACGATGAAATCCGCAAGCGCCGCGAAGTGGAGGACAGTCTGGCACACATGGCCGAAACGGTCATCGGCACCGTGCCCGAAGCCTACCGGGACTTGATCCCCGAAGGCTCCCCGGCGCAGCGGGCCGCGTGGGTCCACAAGGCGCACGAAACCGGGCTTTTTCAGAAGCCTGTCGTGCCGACCACGGACACGTCAAAGCCCAAGGGCAGCACCCCCGCAACCGACTATAGCTCAATGACAGCGACGCAACGCCTTGCGGCTGCGTTCAACACTAGGAAGTAACGCAAATGTCTATGACCATTACCGAATGGGCCAAAATCAACAACAACCCGCTTGAGAGCGGCATTGTTGAAATCTTCGCCCGTAACAACCCCGTCCTTGAGCGGGTCAACTTCCGCAATATTGACGGCACCACTTACAAGTTCACGCGAGAAAAGACCCTGCCTGACGTTCAGTGGCGCGGTCTATACGAGGCTTACAGCGAATCCTCGGGCACCCGCGAGAACGTCTATGCCGACACCTTCATGCTTGGCGGCGACCTGGACATCGACAAGTATCTTGTCGATACGCAGACCGGCGAGAACAGCGTGCGGGCCGTCGAGACCGAATCGAAGGTCAAGGCGATGGCTCAGAAGATGATGCACGCGATTTTAAAGGGCGACAACACCGCCGACCCGAAGAGCCCGGACGGTCTGAACGTCCAGCTTGATGGTTCGTCTCAGGAGCTTATCGCGGGCACCAACGGCGGCGCGCTGACGCTGGATATGCTGGACGAGGCGCTTGACGGCGTGAGCGGTTCCCCGACGCTGATCCTTTGTAACCGCCGCATCCGCCGTCAGATTTCGGCGCTGGTGCGTGCGGCTGGGCAGGCTACGGAGACTGTCTCCGACAGCTTCGGTCGGCAGATGATGGCGTATGCCGGCGTGCCGATTGCCCTCGTGGACAACAACGAGTATGCGACCCCGCTGCTGGACTTTGACGAGGATATGGGCACCGCAACCGATACCACGTCGCTTTATGTCCTGAACCTCGCGTCGGACGCGCTCCACGGTATCCAGAACTCCCCGATGTCCGTCCGCGACCTGGGCGAAATCGACACCAAGGAAGTCTTCCGCACCCGCGTCAGTTGGTACGCCAATCCGGTCGTGCTGAAGAACGAGCGCGCGGCCGTCCGCATTCGCGGCATCAACCCGCCTGCGTAAAGGGAGTAAGCCCCCGCCGTAACCCGGCAGGCGGGGGCGCCTGAATGATGAGCGACGAAAACGAAAGACTAGTCACGCTGGAAAGCGACGTGCGGCACATCCGCGAAGTCGTTGACCGGCTGGCGCTACAGACCGAAAGAGTAATCCGCACTGACGAGCGGGTGACTAACCACGCTGCCGACATTGCGGAGCTTAAACCGCGTGTGGATGCGCTGGAGCGCGGTAAGTGGAAAACTATCGGCTTTGCCGCCGGGGCATCTGCCGCTATTTCCTTTATCGGAAAGATGGCGGGTATTCTATAGAGGCTTAGGGTTTATCTCCTTTCCCTTGGCTGGTTGAACAAAACAAGACTTAGGGCGCAGGCTGGGCTTGCGCCCTATTTCTTTACGCGCAATGCAGACCGCTAGAATAGTTGTGTTGCAACACTATTATCTAGCTAGGTTTTATTTCGATGGAAGCAAGACTTGCAGTTGTCATTGACGGTTCCGGCGCGAAGAAGGGCGCGGACCAAGTAGAGCGCGAACTCAATCGGATTGAGAAAGAGGGCATCTCTACGGCTGAGACTTTCAAAAAGCACTTTTCTCGGCTTGGCCCTCTCATCGGCAGTGCACTAGCGGGCTTCTCCGCTGCCAATGCCTTGCGCGAGTTCTCCCGGTACGAACAGGGGCTTACGAACGTCGGTGCGGTCGCTGGCGCTACCGCTGTCCAGTTGGATCAGCTTGGCAAGGCGGCTCTTGATGCTGCGTCCCGCACGGCGTTCAACCCTGAACAGACGACGGGCGCGCTCTATAGTCTGGCGTCCGCCGGCCTGTCGGTGCAACAACAGCTTTCTTCGCTCAATCCCGTGTTGGACTACGCGCAAGCCGCTCAAGCGGACTTGGGGCAGGCGACGGAATCTGTCGTCAGCACCATGAACACATTCGGGATCGCCGCCAACGACACGAACCGCATTGTTGACGTGTTCACGGCCAGCATCGGCGCCAGCGCGACTAACTCCGAACGCATCGCGCTTGCCATGCGAAACGCCGCGCCTACGGCCGCCGCTCTTGGGCAGTCGTTTGAAGGTACGATGGCGTCCCTTAACCTGCTGACCACGGCCTTCGGCAATGGCGAGCGGGCCGGTACTGGCCTGCGGTCGGCACTGGTGGAGATTGGCGATAAGGCATCCACTCTCGGCGTCAACGTCAAGGACGCTCAGGGCCAGATGTTGCCTATGGTCGAAATCATCCGGCGCTTTGAAGAGGCCGGCATCGACGCGACCAAGGCGATCAACAGTTTCGGCGCCGAGGCTGGTCCTGCGCTGGCTGTGCTGTTGAAGCAGGGCTCCGACGCAATCGCCACGATGGAAAAGCGCATTCAGTCGTCGGGGCAGGCTGGTGAGATCGCTGCAAAGCAGATGGACACCCTAAACGGTGCCGTGCTTCAGCTTGAGAGCGCGTCGGATGTGCTCAAAATCCGCTTTGCAGAACAGGGCGCGGGCGCTGCGAAGGATGCTGTGGAAGCTCTGACGGCTGGTGTTAACGCGCTGTCGGAGAACATCGGGGAGGTAACTGATATTGCCGCTGGCGCGGCTGCTGTGTTCGCGGCTGTGATGGCTGGGCGCGGGATTAACCGCGCTACCACCGCGACGACGGAGCTTATTACGCGGCAGCGTGAGGCCGCTGTTGCTATGGGTGCGACCACCCGCGCGGCGCAGCTTCAGGCTGTCGCGCTGAATGGTGCGCGGGGCGCGGCAAGCGGTCTTGCGGGGGCTTTGGGTGGCCCTACTGGCATTGCCCTTGCCGGCTTTACCGCCGCTGTTTCGTATGCTTACTACGAAATCGAAAAGATGAACCGTGCAACTGCGCGGCTACAGGGCATCATCGACGGTGGTAAGACCGCAATCTCCGAGATGGAAGCGAAGGTTTCCAGTCTGTCGCAGATGGCGCAAAACGCAAAGTTCATGCCCGCCGAAGAAATAACGCGGCAGATGAAGACCGTTCAGGCCGAAATCGAAAGCATTACTAGCGAGACGGAGCGGCTTAACCGTCTGTTGTCCAAGCCTGATCTTTTGCAGGAGGGCCAGTTTGAAACGTTCGGGCTTCAGGTAAGCAAAAGCGAGGCAGCCGTAACAAAGTTGCAAGGCACCCTTATCGACCTAGCAAAAGCCCGAGAGAAGGCCAAGGAAAGCGCGCAACGCAATGATGCTGTGATTGCCCTTCAGGCGGAACAGACCGCTATTCAATCGGTGATCGCTGCCCTTGGCGAAGAAGTAGCTAACCGTTCTCTTTATGAGGCTGTGCTACAGGCTGAGAATGAGGCCCGAAAGAACGGCCGCACGCTGGACAAGGCGGAGATTGAGGCGATCCGTGATCGGATCGCCGCGCGCAATGCGCTGTTGAAAGGTATCGCCAAAGAGCAAAGCGACGCTGAGGCTGCTAAAGACGCCATTCTAAAGTTTAACGACGACATAAAGAAGTCGGAGCTTGGTGCAACCGAATACGCAAAGCAGCAACTTAAGCGACGATACGAAGCTTTTAAGGCCGCTTATGGTGATACTGCTACTGCGGCACAGTGGTATTACAGCGAGCTTGACAAGCTTATGGGTATATCTACCGATAATCAGGCGAAGCTTGTTGATGACGCTGCAAACGACAACGTGGATTCCATCCAACTGATTATCGACGCTGCCAAGCGCGCGGGCGTGGCGCTAGAGGATGAGATCGGTGGTGGGGCGCGGAATGCTGCCGATGAAGTTGAGAACGCTCTCAAGAAGGCAACTGCATCCTTCAGCTTCTCCGCTGGCCGTGAGTTGAATCACGGATACAAGGTCGGGGGCATCGACTGGCTGACGGGCGAAGTGACCAGTGTCATTAACCACCTTGGCGAGCGTCGATACAGCCAACGTGAAATCGACCGCGCGACGATGGGCACATCGTACGCCCGTGCTGGCGGTGGGAAGGTTTATCCTGGGCAGGCTTACGACGTTGGCGAGCGCGGGCGAGAGCGGTTTATTCCCGACGTTCCCGGCAAGATCGTGCCGAACCACGAACTCGGTGGTGGAAGCACAACCATCAACATCACGATCAACGGCACCAACAAAGACCCCAAGCAAATCGCGGAAGAGGTGGCTGCGGTACTCAATAAAAAAGCCTCACTCGGCAAGGCGACTATCAGCACCAACGCAATGCGCAGCCCCACTAGACGGACGGGTTAGGTTTGTAGAGGTATTTAATATACGTGTAGATTGATCGTTAGGCGGTGTTGGCTATGTCATCGCTTTTCGTTACACGACGGACACAAGGCGGGCTTTGCAGAGCCCGCCTTATTTCTTTGCGCTTTCAGTACATTATTATACTACCCAAATGAGCCTATTCCCCGACTTGATCCCCGACACCCCGCAAGACCGACGCAGCATTGCCCGGCCTGTCCCGCGTGAGCGCGAGGCGCCGCGCTACAGTGACCTAGTGGCGGGCGCGTCCGTCGTCGGACAGGCGTTCGGCCTACGGCGCAGCGGCGGCCAATGGGTGAAGTCCTACAGCGGTCGCGGCTCCATCGACTTCCACGACAGCGACATAAGCATGTGGTCCGCCGTTGCGGGCGCACCGTGGCGCCTGCTGGGGCACGGCTCCACCGAAAGCACCAACTACGTTCGTCGTTGCGTGCGCGTGATCCGGCAAGCCGTCAGGGATGCAAAGGAGGCCGGTACACTGTTGTCGGTGCCGATCCGCGTGAAGGAAGTCACGAAATCGGGGGACGCTGTGGCGGTGGTCGAGACTGCCCTGTTGCGCGACCGGGCGCAGGCGAACGCCCTGGCAGCCGTCGTGGAGGCAGCACTACACCACGCAGGGCTCCATGCCGAGGCTGTCCGGTACGTCCTGCCGCGCATGGTGCGGCCTGATGAATGGCAGGCGTTGCGCGATGATCACGGGGAACAGGAGGGATTGCGGCAGGCTATGATCCTGAGCGACCAGCGCATTGCCAAGCAGTTGAAGCGCGCCAAAAGAAAAACCCCGCAAGCCTAGCCTGCGGGGTTTCCGTCGCCAGATGGGCGGAGAATGAAGACCCATCACCAACACCCTACCGCGCGGGGTGGTGAGGGTGGAAATACAACATTGACAGACGGACGCAAGAGCGTCCTACTAATGAAAATTCGCCATAGAAATTAGGGAGGTGGGGATGGAGATAGAGGATCGGAACCCGATTGCCACGGTTGTTTTCTATACAGGCTTTGCCATAATGGCTATGGGTGTTTTTGGCGCGGTCTCTTTCTGGAGCGCAATAGGCCAGATGAATCTGCTTGTAATCTCTATGCTAGCGGCGTCTTTTATTTCTGGTATTTCAATGATTGGCTTTTCCGAGATCATCAACCAACTTCACCAAATCAGGCTAAACACGATTGGCAGCAAGCGCGATCCGTACCGCCGCTGA